CGTGGGGTGGTGACGCTGGCGAAGTTTGGGTCAACGGAATCACGCTGGAAGAGGAGAAGCAATGAGCCTTGACGAATCAATAGCAACAGACCCGTTTGGTCGGTTTCTAATCAAGCAATCAAACGAATGGCGTGAAATCGGCGTCGAAGCAGAACGTGAACGCATTTTGAATTTAATTTGGGATTTCATGCCAAATCTTCTGACTGATGGGGCAACCCCACGCGATTTACAAGCGTTCGATTACGTGAAGTGGCAATTCCGCCACCAACTGATCGAAGCAATCAAGGGAGAGAACAAGTGAGCGTAGTTGTAGGACAAACAGATAAGAGCCATTGGCTTGTGTCGGCAAAATGCGATAACTGCAATTTTGCTCTCACAACTAGCGTTGTTATTGAAGAAACTTTAGAAGTTGTGAAAACGGGGTTAGTTCATATGTTGCCATTCAAACACGCTTGCCCAGCAATCAAGGGAGAGAACAAGTGAACCACAAGCCTGAATGTAATGAAAAGTGGGAGCACGACAAAGAACACTGCATCTGTAACTGGATTGAAAAGGCTGAACAACGCATTATCAAACTGCTAGAAGAACTAGACGATGAGGAATGGATGGGTATCAACCAAAACTTTATTGCTCTTATCAAGGGAGAGAACAAGTGAGCGAATCAAAACTGCTTTTGGCATTGCTTATAAAAACTATTGAATCGCAGGTTTCGCAAATTATGTTGAAGTCTTACGATGAAGGTCGTCTAGAAGGAATCCAAATTGGTATTACAACTGAGCGTGACCGACTTATTGAACTGCTGGAAGATTACCAGCAGCAAGCCCTAGTCTCAAACATCGTTTATTTAGGCCTAGAACGCGCAATCAAAATAATCAAAGGAGAAATCAAGTGAGCATCGACACGCCAGAAACCATGCTGATCCCACGCGCCGAGTTCCTGAAATCTATAATCGACGCATGCAACCAAGGGGCAGCAGCGGAACGCCGCGCGATCCTTCAACGCCTTATCGAACTACGAGAAATAACCACCGCAGGCTCAGAAGCGAGCCTCGCCTTAACGAAATGGATTCACGAAATTGACGAAGCCCTTTGAACTAAACAAAGCAATTGACCTACTTTCCGCAGACCTAGTTTGGTCAGATGACTTCGACGCGATACGTGACAGCCTCGCAATGTTGCTGATCAAGATTCGCGACGCCGACGGGGAAACAATCCGTTACCTGCTACCCGAACTGACCGACTTGATTGCTGATTTGGGCGACGAAGGCTAAAAACCGTTAGGCTAAACCCATGCTTGAAGATTTAGTTTTACCTACGCGAAACTACAACTGCCGCGTCAAGATTGTGCTGGAAACTTTAGCCGATACCGACGCCAAGATTCTGGAAGCAGCGGTGATGAACCCCGACTGGCCATATTCCACTTTAGAAAACGCCCTACGCGACAAACAGATTAGTTTGAGCCAAGGGTCAATTCGTAAGCACCGAACGAAAGCCTGCTCATGCTGGAGAACTTAAGCGTCGCCCCGAAGCAGCACCAATCGCCGCTTGGCGCGGTTGCGATCGAATTTGACGGAACGCAAGGCACAGCGACAACGCCACCGTTGCGCGAAGGGGCTGACTTTCATCAGTTCCTGATCGACGCAGGGTATCCGCCCGACCAATACGAAGTTGTGGGAACGCCGCGCACGTCACGTTGGCAGCAACGCGAAGGCGGCGAATGGCTAACCGCTTACCGTTTCCAGTTCCGTCGCATCACCGCGATCCCCGACCTGCCAACCTTGTATGCCGCAGCAAAACGAAAAGCCAAAACGAAACCCCTCAAAGCCACAACCGATAAAGCGGTGATAGTTTGCTGGTCAGACCTTCAAATCGGCAAGGTTGACCACAGGGGTGGCGTTGAGCAGTTGGTGGAACGCGTCGCGGAAACCAAAAGGCTTCTGCTTGAATATGTGAAGCGTGAAAAGCCTAGCCAGATTGTGGTGCTGGATGTGGGCGACCTTATTGAGAATTTCAGCAACGCCGCGAACCTTCAGCAACTTCGAACCAATGACTTGTCGATCATGCAGCAGTTGGATTTGGCAGCAACGATCATTTGGGATTTGCTGAAAGACCTCGCCGCGCTTGTTCCTAACCTTGTTTACGCTTCGGTCGGTTCGAACCATTGCCAATGGCGTGTCCAAAAGCAGGTCGTTGGAACGCCCACAGACGACTGGGGCGTGTTTATTGGTCGCCAGTTGGCTCGCCTCGCGCAAGAAACCAACCTGCCCGTTCGCTTCTTCGAACCAGCAACACACGACGAATCGCTCACCCTTGACGTGCTTGGGCATCGTGTCGGTTTGATTCATGGCCACCAAGTTCAACGCCCCGAAAACTTGCCAGACTTTTGGCGCAAATCATCGTTCGGCAGCAGCCCGATCAGCGCAGCGCAAATCCTTGTCAGCGGTCACTTCCACCACTTGCGCGTCACCGAACTTGGCGTTGACCCGTCAGGCGCGTCACGGTTTTGGATTCAAGCCGCCACCTTGGACAACGGTTCTGGATGGTTTATGCGCACCAGCGGTGAAGATTCACGCGCAGGCTTGGTCGTGTTCACCGTCGAAAAAGGCAAACCGTTTAACGGGCGAGTAGACAAACTGATAGTTTGCGACTAGGCTTTTCGTTGTTCGGGTAAAACCGACAAGGGCTGACTTGGAGTTGGGTTTTGTTTCCCCCCTTCGTTTCCCACCGTAGTTCGATTCTGCGGCAGTCCACCAGAAGGGAGAGGCATGCCAACATACGAATATCAATGCCCCGAATGCCAAACGGAAGAAACCGTTAGCCGCCGCTTGAATGAAAAAGAAATTAAACCCGTCTGCGAATGCGGTGCGAAGATGATTCGCGTGTTTGGTATCGCGGCGGTAACCTTCAAGGGAACAGGATGGGCAAGCAAGTCATGATTGAAAAACCTTGGGGCAACTACCGCATCCTTACCGAAGGCTCACCCGTCTGCGTCAAAATCCTAACCATCGACCCACAGCAGCGGTTATCCCTGCAAACGCATGAACATCGCGCCGAAGCATGGTTCGCCCTCACCGACGGTTTGGAAGCCGAAGTAGAAGGAATAAAGAAACCAATGCCTGCCTACCAACGCATCTACGTCGGGATAGGCGAAGCGCACAGGATAAGTAACCCAACCGACCAACCAATCCAAGTGATCGAACTAATGTTTGGCGTGTATGACGAGAACGACATTTTCAGGATGGAAGATGACTACGCGCGGTAACGTTTACGTTTTCGATCTTGACGGAACGTTATGCATCTCTAAACAGCCATTGCCTCAACCAATACGCGAAGCGTTACGAACCCTTGCCGCATCAAACCGCGTGGCCATTCTCACTGGCGGCACGTTAACCCAAATCCAAACGCAAGTGCTAGACCTGCTACCTGACGTGGAACTTTGGGCTTACGGATGCAGCGGCACGCAATACCAGCAACCCAACCAACCACCCGTTTATACCGCGATCCCAGCAAAACAGCGACAAACGATCATTGCCGCCGTAAAAAAGAAAGTCAAAGAACTCGGCTATTGGTGTGAAAATCCCGTAGGCGAGATTATCGAAGACCGCGTTAGCCAAATAACGTTTAGCGCGCTAGGGCAATCCGCTCATCCTGAATTGAAACTTCAATGGGATACGGATGGAAGTAAACGTCAACGCATCATCGAAGCCATCACGCCCCACCTGAAAGGTTATGCAGCCCATGCAGGCGGTTCAACCAGCATCGACATCACGCACCCGAAGCAAACCAAAAAGCAAGGCATCACCCTGATCGCTGAACACCTTAACGTTCCCGTAAACGCAATCACGTTTATCGGTGATGACCTTCAACTAGGTGGCAACGATTACCCCGTTACCCTAACCGAAGCGCGAACAATCCCAACCCGTAACTGGTTACACACCCTGAACCTGATACAACAATTCAATGACTAGATTCCCGAAGCCTTGCCTAACCTGCTCACGCCTAACCACGCTAGGCAACTACTGCGCCATGCATAAACAAGAACGCGACCAACGCGAAGCACAAAGACAAGCCGAACGCCGACGGGGTCGCACCCTTTACGCATCAAACGATTACAAAAAAGCAGCGGCGGCAATCAAAGCAACAGCAACCCACTGCCACCTATGCGGTCAAGCCTTCCAAAATCGAAACGAAATCACCGCCGACCACCTACGCGCAGGCGACCCCACCTCGCCCCTCGCCCCAGCACATCGATCATGCAACTCTTCAAGAGGCAACAGGCCACTCACCTAAACCAAACCAACCCCACCCCCACGCCGACCCCCACCCGATAACAACGGGGGGCGGCTTTCTTTCTGGCGCGCGCAACTAAGACGAAACCCCGACCGCATTTTTTCGCGTATCGCCGCGAAAGTAATGGTTTTTTTGTTAGGCTATTTTTTAAGGAGAAATAAATGAAAAAGAACCTACGCCTTTTTACTTCCGAGTCGGTGACCGAAGGCCACCCAGATAAACTCTGCGACCAGATAAGCGACACGCTTTTGGATGCGTTGCTTGCGGCTGATCCGTCGGCGCGCGTTGCGATTGAAACGATGGTGACGACTGGGCTTGTTCACGTTGCTGGTGAGGTGACCACTTCGGCTTGGATTGACGTGCCTGCTTTGATCAGGGCAAAAGTTTTAGAGATTGGTTATGACTCGTCGCTGAAAGGTTTTGACGGGGCTTCGTGCGGCATCAGCGTTTCGATTGGCGCGCAATCGCCTGACATTGCTCAGGGCGTTGACGAGGCGTTTGACGCTTCGGGTGATGAGTTGGATTCGCAGGGGGCTGGCGACCAAGGCATCATGTTTGGTTACGCAACCGACGAAACTGAAAGCCTTATGCCTTTGCCGATCACGCTGGCGAACGCGCTCGCGGCGCGCTTGACGCATGTGCGCAAGGCAGGGATAACGCCCTACTTGTTGCCCGATGGCAAAACCCAAGTGACCATTGGTTATTGGAATAACGTGCCGACGACGGTTGAAACAATCGTGATTTCAACGCAGCACATTGAAAATTATTCGACGGAAACTTTGCACGCCTTTATTCGCTTTGCGGTTATTGACCACGTGCTTGCCGATTACGAATGGTTGGACACGTCGAACATGAAAGTTCTGATTAATCCGACGGGCAAGTTTGTGATTGGTGGCCCACAGGGCGACGCTGGTTTGACGGGGCGCAAAATCATCGTGGATACTTATGGCGGCATGGCACGTCATGGCGGTGGCGCGTTCAGCGGTAAAGACCCGTCGAAGGTTGACCGTTCGGCGGCTTACGCGATGCGTTGGGTTGCCAAGAATGTGGTTGCCGCGAAACTTGCGCGCCGCTGTGAAGTGCAGGTGGCTTACGCGATTGGTGTCGCGAAACCCGTCGGGCTTTACGTAGACACATTTGGAACCTCAGCGATCGACGACGCGGTGCTTGCCGACGCGATTCTTGAGGTTTTTGACCTTCGCCCGAAAGCAATTATTCGTGACCTTGATCTGCTGAAGCCGATTTATTCCAAGACCGCTACGGGCGGTCACTTCGGTCGGGACATTTTTACGTGGGAAAGAACCAACAAGACGGAAGCGTTGCTTGCCGCAGTCGAAAAGAAAGTGAACTAATGAAACTAGAAACCGTTGCGATTGCGTCGCTAACCAGCGACCCAAACAATGCCCGTAAGCACGACCAGAAGAACCTAGAAGCGATTGTGGGAAGCCTTAAGGCTTTCGGGCAGCGCAAACCCATCGTGGTCTCTAGCGACGGCGTGGTGGTTGCTGGCAACGGAACGATTGAAGCCGCGAAACGTTTAGGTTGGGACAAGATTGACGTGGTGCGTGTTCCCGAAGATTGGACAGCCGATCAAATTAAAGCGTTTGCTTTGGCGGATAACCGCACAGCCGAACTGGCCTCTTGGAACGGTGAAGTGCTTACCGCCCAGTTGCGCGAGTTGGAATTCGCTGGTTTTGAAGTTGCCGAGTTTGGTTTTGAACCCGTCGAAATCGAATTCAACGCTGAAGAACTTAAGGATGAAATCCCTGAACTTCCAGAAGAACCACGCGCCAAGCATGGCGACCTTTGGCAGTTGGGTGACCATTTGCTTTTTTGCGGTGATTCAACAAGCGCAGCAAGTTACGAGCGTCTTCTCGGTGACGGCTTCGCAGACCTGATTGTCACGGATCCACCTTGGAACGTAAACTACGGTGCGACAGACCACCCATCGTGGAAATCAAGAACCATTTTGAACGACCACATGGAAGCCGACGAATGGCAAAGTTTTGTGGCTGGTTTTGTTTCGAACTTCTCAAGTTTCTCAAAAGGCGGTTGCCCGATCTATCTTGTTATGTCCGCGCAAGAATGGCCTGTCATTGACGCAACGCTTCGCGACCATAACTTCCATTGGTCAAGCACAATCATTTGGGCAAAAGACCGTCTGGTGCTTTCGCGCAAGGATTACCACACCCAATATGAACCGATTTGGTATGGCTGGAACGATGCCGCGCCACGCCTTTCCCCTGTGGAAGACAGGAAGCAATCCGACCTTTGGCAGTTTGATCGCCCGTCGCGTTCCGACCTGCACCCAACCACCAAGCCCGTCGAACTGCTGGTTCGCATGATCCAGAACAGCAGCAAGCGCGGCGACGTGGTTCTTGAGCCTTTTGCTGGTTCGGGTTCAACGCTAATCGCCTGCGAGCAAACCGATCGCAAGTGCCGAGCCATTGAACTTGACCCGAAATACGTCGACGTGATTGTGAAACGATGGGAAACCCTCACTGGTCTTACCGCGACGGTTTCGTAGTGTTCACGCCGCTTGTTGGCGGCTGGGTCAAAATCGTTCGCGGACACACCGTCATTAACGGCTTCATTGTTGGAATCACCGAAACCCACATTGAGGTCGACGGGATTCCGCCGCTACCCTTGAATGAGTGGCCGATCATAATATGCAAACTTCCAGAAGGCATAATTCCAAGATTGCGAGAGCAGGTGAAAGATGGCTCAAATGGGCAGACCGCCTAAGCCGACCGAACTCAAACGTCTGCAAGGCAACGCAGGGAAACGCGCCCTGCCAAAAGAAGACAACCTGATCCTGCTGCCAGCAGCGCAAGGCATCCCCGACCCGTCACGCCCCCTGCTGAAACATGGGCAAGAGATGTGGGACAGGATTTGGGGGACAGGCTATTTATGGATTAGCCCTACCAGCGACTATGAACTTTGCCTTATGACTTGCGAGATGATTGACGAGCGATGGAATCTGCGCGTCAAGGTTATGCAAAGCGAAGACGCAAAACTGCGTCGCGGCTTGCGCGAACTTGACCGCCTAATCGTTTCCAACCTTTCCCTTCTTGGATTCAGCCCAACCGACCGAATGCGTCTCGGTATCGCGGAAGTAAAAAAGCAATCCAAACTTGAAGAACTTATGGCACGAAAGGCGGCTCAATAATGTGGCCACCAGCATGGCTAACCCCCGTCGATCCCGAAGCAATCAAGCGCGGCGACGGAGATTTTGCAGCCGATTTCGCGGAAACGTTTGGTTCCATTGGTAAAGACGGAGTTGCTGGAAGGGCAGGCACGCCCCTCAAAATCCGTGATTGGCAACGCGAACTCTTGCGCCGCCTTTACGCGCGCGACGAGAACGGTGGCTACGTTGCTTCCACCGCGCTGATTGGCTTGCCGCGCAAGAACGGAAAGTCAGCAATGGCCTCTTCCGCCATCGCGCTTTACAGCCTTTTCGCTGAAGACGTTTTGGGTGGCGAAATCGTGGTCGCCGCCGCCGAAAAAGAACAGGCAAGAATCGTGTTCGGTGAAGCCAAGCGAATGATCGAAGCCACCGAACTTTCGCAGATTTGTGAAATCTACAAGGACAGCATTTATGTCCCGTCGACTTCCAGCGTGCTAAAAGTTGTATCCGCCGAAGCATATTCAAAAGAAGGTTCAAACCCCCACCGCATCATCATCGACGAGTTGCACGCCCACAAGAACCGCGACCTTTACGACGTTTATTCTTTGGCAATGGCGAACCGAGGCAAGATTGCACAACTGGTTGCGATCACCACCGCTGGCACGCGCACCGATTCAACGGGCAAGGATTCAATCGCTTACACCGAATACCAACGTGGCCAGAAGATTGCGCGCGGTGAGATTGAAGACCCGTCGTTCTTTATGGCGTGGTGGGAAGCAGCGCAGGAAGCCGACCACACGAAACCTGAAACTTGGGCGATCGCGAACCCTGCCTTTGGCGACCTTGTCGCGGAGAGCGACTTCGGCTCGGCGGTCAAGCGAACCCCCGAAGCGGAGTTTAGAACCAAGCGTCTAAACCAGTGGGTTTCAAGCCAGCAAACTTGGCTGCCTCACGGAACTTGGGATGCGTTGGCTGATGATTTTGAATGGGATGAAGAAGACGAATATGTGCTTGGCTTCGACGGTTCTTATTCCAGCGACTCAACTTCGATTTGCGCGGTATCAATTCCGCAGGGCGACGAACTTCCCAAGGTAAAACTGGTTGCCACTTGGGAGAAGAACTTTGGCGTTGACGACGACTCGTGGCGTGTGCCAATCGCGGAAGTTGAAAACACGCTTCTGGATTGGTGCGCCCGATACCCGAAGGTTCGCGAAGTCGCGTGTGACCCGTTTCGTTGGCAACGATCAATGGAAGCGTTGCAGGAGGCTGGGCTGCCCATTGTGGAATACAAGACTTCGTATCTTTCGCTCATGATCCCTGCTTCGCAGAAAGTTTTTGACGCGGTCGTCGAGAAGAAACTAATGCACGACGGAAACCCAGCGTTGGCACGCCACCTAGATAACTGCGTGCTGAAAGTTGACGCGAAGGGCGCGCGCGTCACGAAGGAACATGGCAACAGCCGACGCAAAATCGACAACGCCATTGC